TATGCACACATTAGCGTGTGCGGTTTGCCTAAAACGACTCCGTTTTGCTTGTAGACAATCTCTTTTACTATCAAAGGTTCTGTCTCTTTTTTAGGGTACGGCTTCTTCTCTCTGGTGAATTGCAAGCCTTTCACCAATGGGAAAATATAGATGTGCTGCCGCGCTTGGATTTTTGACACGTTAGCATAGTTTTTATAGAGTTCGTCCATTGTAGTTACGTCAGGCTTTCCTTCCCTGTATTTGTGCCAAATTTGTACGCTGTGCCAGATTTCCCCATCAAGCCGGTAAAAAGAATCTGAAAGCCTGTATCCGTAGTAGTCCCAGTTTGTCGCTTGATAAATAACGCCTACGTTGCCCTGCTTCCCATCTGAAAATGATAGCAACCACTTTATCTGCGGTTTGAACCTCTTAATCCATTTGAACGTAAGTCCAATGGCCTGGGATTCGCACAGTTTCGGTGCGCTATCAAGCATTGCCATCCTGTTCAATTCATACATATCGTCTTGCGTTGATCCAACCACAAGACTTCCAGGGGTGCTTTTCGCATTCATTGGTGTCCCATACTGCAACACACCAATAAGTTCGTCCGTCTCGTTTGAAAAAATCCCTAAATGCAATTTGCTATTCGGAACAACTTTTTTGCTGTAGTGATACTTCTTTACAAGTTCTCTTGCCACTTTAGCGTCTACTTCATCAACATAATAATTTTTATTATGAATGTAGTTTTTATACTTTTCTACGATGTTACTACAGCACTCAAGATTGTTTAACGGTTCCTGAAAAGACAGAAAATCAAGTTGATTTATGCTCAATACGCCCTCCGTGCAAATAAAATCACGCTTTTGTAAGCGTGTAGATACTATTTAATGTAGTTACTTTGATTCCGTCTAATGAAGGGGTGTTTTCGATTTTCACAACCTGACTGGTGCTGAGGAACCCTGACTTTTCATTCCCATCTGCGTCTTCGATGTAAGCAAGATTAAGACGCCAGCCAACGCACATGTCAACGATCTCTACAAGACTCCCAATACGAAGTGGATACCTCCCATCTGTGCGAGTTTTGCCATCCTTGGTAATGTCTGTTAGTCCGTACATTTATGATTATAACCTTTCTATACGATGTTAAACAAGTCTAACATAGTTTGTCATATTAAAGTAGGCTCCGCTACGTTCCCACCCCAAGCAGTTAATCACATCCCCCGCTTCGAGCGGATCTTTATCAAATACCCGATTAAAGATTGTGTATCTTGTAGTAATCCCGCTGCCAATTGACTGGGCAGTAATGTTATGTCCGAACACCTTCCCGTCAGCCTTGCGCTTTGCGGGGTAGATCGCCTTAATGTATAACACCGGACGATCTTTCTGCTCGCCAGTTAGCAGAGAAACAAACCCCAACACTTCTTTCTGATAGTCTGCTTTCTCTTTGTACGTCATGGCGTTGTCGGTGTTCGCTATGCACTCTGCTTCCATATCGTCCATCATGGCGTCAATGTCGATTATCGTTCTTCGCTTTAGCACGTTTCCATTCTTCCCAATATTGGTTGAATGTTTTGCAATAATCTGTCCAATGGGCGAATCGTTGGCAAGTGATCCGTCAAGTTGCTTCTTCCCGTAGAAGTCACTATAAAGTGAATCCACGCGGGACAATGCGGCCTCGCTACCGAACACCTTGAAGAACCCAAGCCGTATCAGGATAGCCATTTGAGCGGTATTCACGCCATTTTCATATAGGTGCTTCAGCAATCGCCAAAAGTGGGTGAACTGCATCCCCGATACGTAATATACCTGATCTGCCGCCTGTTGGCTTAGGCTTTTGATGAGCGGGATTCCGTACAGAATGCCACCGTCTTTGACCGAGCACCTTCGATGATCTTGGCGATAGTCGAAGGGCAGGATGTTGATACTGTGCTTGAAGATGTCAGACACAATTTCATCCGCATTATCTTTGACGAACGAACTTTCACCAATGTATGAATTAAGCAGCCCGACATAGAACTCTGCTGGATAGTAAGCCTTTTGCTTGGCTGTCAGATAGGCAAGCATTGAATATGCGTAAGCGTGGGACTTAGAGAACGAGTATTTGCTGAACTCGACCATATCAACCCAAAGTTTAGATATCTGGTTTTCATCCCACCCCATTGCCCTTAACCCTGACTCAAGTTCTGGTTTGACTTTAGCCATCATTTTGACGTCTTTTTTGCCTGTCGCTTTACGCAGCATATCAGGGTTGTGGAGTCCGGCCATACGCCCAATTTGTATCAGTTGCTCTTGGAATACCATGATGCCATAAGTCTTTGATAGAATTGGCTCCAAGTCAGGATGTATGTATTCAAAAGATGCGTGACCTGTCCTGCGTCTGCAAAATTCGTCAATGTATTGCATGGGGCCAGGGCGAAACAAGGCATTGGCAATAGCCAAGTCGTCGAGGTTTTTAACCTGCATCTTCTTTAATGTTTCCTGCATACCCCTTGACGCAAATTGGAAAATTCCAACAGTATCTGTATTTCGGAACATCTCCATGACTTTTTCATCGTCCATTGATTGTTTTGTGCTTAGGAAGTCATCACTTTCGCCTGTTATTTCATGGGTTTCATACTCTTGATTGAGAGTTCTAAGTCCAAGAACGTCAACCTTAACAAGCCCAAGGCTGTCTGTATCGTGCATGTCGCCCTGCAAATATCTGACCCCATCGGAGTCATAGCAAGACGGCAGGTAGTTATCCAAGTCTTGAACCGCAACAATTTTCCCGCAGGGATGAAGCCCGAATGACTTCGGTAAGCCGTTTAGTTTGCGCACATAGTCAAACAGTTTTCTATATCTGGTGACATATGCCATTGCCACATGCGCAGATTGGACGATTGGAATAGCGCCGGACATCATGCCGTCAATATCACCGATCTCAAACTCTTCAAACGCCTTCGATATCTTGTCAGCTTCTTTTAGGTCAATGTCAAGAACCTTGCACATGTCCCGGATAGTTCCCTTGGTTTTGTTTGTTCCGAACCTGCCGATGGACGCAACCTTGTCCTCTCCATACCGTTCATACAGGAAACGTAAGATTTCGCACAGTGTGTCTGTCGCAAAGTCAAGGTCGATGTCTGGAACCTTTAACTCGTTTCTTGTTATTTCTCCAGACTCCAATGCTCCCAGTTGTCCAACGTCGATGAATCTCTCAAACAACAAACCGTACTCGACAGGATCAATCTTAGTAATACCTGTCAGGTAACAAATCAAGCTGCCCCCGCCAGATCCACGAGCAGGACTCATGCGCCGCGTAATGTTGGCGTAAGAGTGAACAAGCAATATATAATCAACGAACCCCATCCGCTTTAGGCTGTCAAGTTCGTATTCGTACCGCTTGGCATACGTTACAGCCAAGTCATCAGGAAGAGAAGCGAAGTTCAAAACTTTCTCGAACCCTTCATTACACAAAGCAACAAGATATTCTGTAGTGTCTTTATACCCATCTGGCACCTTGACTTCAGGCATGATAGGAGCACTAAGTGGGATGTCCACATTGCACATCGCCGCGATTGAATCTGTATTTTCAATCAGGCGGTCAACCACCTCTTTATCAAGATAGTCTAACTTCGCCCTGATTTCATCCTCTGATTGGACGTGGCAATCTATGTATGCGCCTTCTTCGCTCTCACGATAAGCGCCATTAAACGCATAAGCGTTCTGGTACTCTTTATCGCTTGGGCGGACATAGTGAGCATCTGCGGTGACTACAACTTCCGTATCGGTTTCTTTTGCTAATAGCATCACTTTTCGGTTGACTTCTATCTGCTCAGGATCGTTGTGCGCCTGAACCTCAAGGTAGTAATCATTGCCGAACACCGCTTTATATTTGGCGACAACAGCCTTTGCCCCATTGTAGTCGTCATCCATTAAGCGTTTTGATACTTCACCAGCAAGGCAAGCGCTCAGGACAATCAGTCCGTCTTTGTGTTCCATCAGAATATCAAGGTCAATCCTGGGTTTGTAGTATTTGTTTTCTGGGCGCTCTGAAATAGTAATCAAACGGTTCAGGTTGATGCGCCCCGTCTCGTTCTTCGCCAGCAGGACAAGATGGTAATACTTGTTGTTTTTATCCTTAATCTTGGCGTCGTCGCACGTGTAGGCTTCAACGCCATATATCATTTTGATGCCAGCCGCTTTGAGTTCCTTGTATAAAATAACAGCGCCAAGAGCACTGCCATGATCCGTAATCGCTACTGTACTTTGCCCGATTTCTTGTAATCGTACCGCTAACTCGTCAGGCTTGATAATGCTATCCCTTAGAGAGTAGCAACTATGTAAATGCAGGTGTACGAAATCAATCTCCCCCTCTCTAATTTAGCCTCATCTTGCTCTGGTAAAGAACGTTGAAAACTTCCCGCCCTTTGTCAACGGGGGCGTCCTTGTCGTCAAGCAAGCCCTTATTGTCAATAATGGCAGACACGCTGACGAAGTGTTTCAGTTTGCGGATGTTTGCGTCTGACGCTGGGTTGATTCCCTTGTCGAATGCGATCACCACGCTTGCACCAAGTTTGATAAGCGTGTGAATCTGTGCGTCGTTTAGGTGGGATGTCAATGCCGCTACAGCGGTATTTATTCCCCAACCATCACACTTCATCACGCTCTTTTCACCCTCAAATATGATAACTTCTTTTTTATCAAGAATGGATTGCTTGTTTTCAAACAAGCCGTACAAGGTAGTGTTTGAACCCCACTTGCTAAGGCAACTGTACTTTGGAGCGCCCTTGTTGAGTTTCTGTTTGTCAAGCAACCTCGCCTTGATGACAAGAATGTTGCCGTTCTCGTCTTTAATGGGGAACAGAATGGACTGCGATGTTGCGTCATACCGCACTTCAAATTTGCGCAAAGAATCAATGCCAATTCCTTCGTCGATCCACGGTTTCAATCCGTCCAAGTCGAACGGGTATCTATCCATCACATCGGGGAGCAGGAACGTCTTATCGCCCTTGAATTCCAACGGCTTGAGTTTCGATAGCCGCTTCAGCAACTTGGTTGATTCAAACCGCCTGTATTCCTGCGCATCGGGGTCAATGCCAGCGTACTTCGCAGCCATACGGATTGCGGTTTCACCATCTACTTTGTGGTGAAGCATGATGAACTTGATGATGCCGCCGCCCTTGCCAGATGAAAAATCGTAGAAGCGCTTGCAATCGGCGTCAATGGAGAATGAAGGTGTTTTTTCTTGCGTCAGCGGAGATAGACCCCAGTATTCGCCATTGCGCTCTTCAAGTTCGATGTACTGCCCGATATAGTCAGTCAGGTTTATTTGGTCTACCACCACCTCAACGTCCACGTGTTCACCCCCTTAATACGGCATTTGCTCTGTGTGCTGTTTTGCTTGATCGTAACGAATTAGGTTTCCTGTGAATTTCAAATCAATGTATTCTTCATCGCCCTGTTGTCTGCCATTGCGATTAATACCGACTCGGAGTTTTGTATTCCCGCATTCTTCTCCGTCTGCTAAAATTTCTTCTGGGGTCTTCGCTTGAATAAATGCAACGGTTGATACGTTTCGTCCTATCTTAGCACTATCTGCAATTTTCCCTTGATGTGTTAACTGCACAGCGCCAACTCCTGCGATATTCATAGCCCCGCAAATCTGGTTTTTCACCAAGTCTGTGAGTTTCCCAAGTTCTGCGTAGTTTTCGTATGCTTCTGTGCTTCCCCCTGCCTTAAAATAATCGACTATTAGTACATCAATGCCCTGGGTATGCGAAACACGCTTTACCGTGGTGTAAAGGCTTTGGCTATCGAAAGATGGTAAATAAATATGCGTGAACTCGCGCTCTTTAAGCCAAGCGATTGCTTGCTCAACCTTGTCAATTACTTCTTTACCGTATCGACCAGACTTAATCACCATAAATTCCGTTTTGGTCAGATGGGCTAATAGTCTGGCGGTAAAAAGTCTGCTATTGAGCTCGGAGTCGATGTAGAGAACTTTCTTTTTCTGTCGAATCATATCAACAGCAACTTGTAAAAGCATCATGCTCTTTCCAGACTTCTCTTTCCCGCCAAATAAGAACAGCTCCCCTGCGTCAATCGTGGCGAACTCGTTTAATTCCGGGATAAAGAATGGTATGCCGCTATGCCCATCAAGCGGCCTTGTTTTGATTTCTTGCCATAAAGTGTCTATGACATCTTTGTACGGCGGAATATGGTTCGTGACAGCGAACTCAAGAACCGCATCGTCAAGGAGTTTGTAGACGCTTTGTTCTATCTTATCAACATTATCTGCAAAGCAAAGTCCCTGCCCCTCTTGAAGCTTCCTGTACAAATTTCGCCTAAGCGCTTTATCTACAACAACCCCAGCAAGCATCTCATATTCTTCCTTGGTTGCCCTTGCAACAATCTTGCTCAGGTTAATGTACTCATTAAGTTGCTCTGTGGTAATGCTTGATGTCTTGTTTTTCCAGCTTTCAGTAGCACTCCAAGCGCTTTGTATGTTGACTACATCGACATTATTCACACCTCGCTTAGCCAGCTGAACTAAAGCGTAATAAATGAAACTGTTTAGCTGATCCGTAAAATGTTCAGGCTTTAACTGCTCTGAAAAAAATGAATAGGATGGGTTTGTGATAAGCGTCGCAACTAAACTGCTTTCGCTCTGCACATCCCTGACTTCGTTTATGTCTCTCGCCAATTGCTCACCGCCCTAAGTTATTGTATTCGCATTCGTTTCTTACATCGCAAAGATACCGACAACCGAAGTAGTCAATATTTGGCGACCAATCATCGTTTCGTTCGATCTCATCCGCCTTATCTCTTGCCCATTGCAACGTCTTTTCGTATTCTTGCATATCAAATCGCTCTTTTATTTGTAATCCAGTTCTGTACACGTTGAATTGAAGCAATATAGGATATATCCCATATTCCTCGTATATCGGCGTGGAGTACATATAAAGTTGTCGCAAATACTGCGATAACTCCTCGTCTGTCTTGGTCGGCTTCGCTCTGGTAGATCGGGGCTTTAAGTCCCTGTTCTTATGGTCAACAATAATGATTCCGTCTTCACTACGCAGCAGCAAATCAATATATCCTACGTAGTCCCTGCCGCCCAACTTCCAGTGAACTTCTTTCTCAACGCCAAGAATCTCGTATGGAGCGGGCTTCAGGTTTAATACCGCCTCAAAGCCTTGATTGAAGTAGTTGACAGCCGTAGTCATTTTCTGCGGCTTGCCAACCACCTGATTGCAATATTCGTTGATGTAATAATTGGAGAGGGTAGCCACACTACCCTCTCCGCGATAATACTTTGCAAAAATATCATGAAGGAAAGTTCCGTATGATGAGAAAAAACCGTCTTTAACGCTTGGAACTCCTAAAATATATTTCATCAGCCACTTATATTTGCAAGAATCAAAGGCTGTTAAGCGGGAGTAGGAAAAAGTCATGTCACTTATGATCGCGTCATATCGAATTTGCCGCACCCCCTATCTTATTAATACGATGTTAGAAAGGAAGAGAGTCCGCGTCCCCTTCTACTGCTGTATCGGGAGCCTTGCTTGCTTGCGGGGCAGACTGTGTAGCACCGGCATTCGGATCGGAAATCTTGAACACAGAGTAATAAGTATAAGTTGTTTGTTTTTCCTTGTCATACTTATTAGTCACCTCAAACTCTTCTAATTTTACCCTGTCTCTTTCTTTGAGTTTGGCCGCTTCTGTGTGTGCCTGCCCAACAAAGTTTGCGAATCCGCTAAAGTCTGTTTCATATGCGTTTGTGTTCTTATTCTTCTTGCTTATTGAAAACTTGACCCTTGTGTACTTTTCCTTCGGTTCGACCTGCCAAATAGTAGCGATACATCCAGTCCTAAGTCCCATTATTTCTTATCTCCCTTTTCTTCGATGTTAAATACTTTTTTAGCCAAAGCAAGCGCCTGTGACGCCATCACCGGGTCTTTAATCAACGTCCAGTTCACGCTGGGCTTCCCGTCAATGATAAGAACCTTCTTGAGTTCCGCAACGAATGTGGCCTTCTTCTCTTTGTTGTCTGCATACGGAGCGTAAACCTTGTTGATTTGCTCAATAATCCCGCTGACGATTTCCTTGTTCTCTCGTTCTTCAGATTCCTTCTGCTTGGCAACATACTCGTCCTGTCCGTATTCACTTGTTGCCATGTCGAGTTGCTTCATCCAGAACAACCTGAGTGTCGATGTCATCGCCCCGGCAAACGAGAAGGTTGCATCTGTCTGAACAGCGACCATCGCCCACGGAATGCTAATCTGTTGCTTCGTATCTTCTGCGTCAACGAAAGTGAAAATCAATTCCGCTTTGCATAAGTATTCAGATACCGTCTTTTCAGTAGTAATCACAGTTCCAGTCTTGTCTGGCTTGCTCTCTATCTTTTGATATATGTTAGGCTCGACGCTGAACGTGCCAGGAACGATGTGCTTGAATAGTAACACCTTGTACTTCGTCAGCAGGGGCGTTACTTTCGCAAGGATCTCTTCTTCTGGCGCAAACTTGTACCCGAACCCCGCTTTAGTTTTCTGCACATATGCTGCGCCCTTCCTGATTTCCACCAGTTTTTCTTCCAGTGACAACTTTGTTTCTGCCATTCTTACTCCTTCATGATTTATAGTTTCTTGGATTGGTTAGCAGTCAAACCTCCCCATAAGTATGTCAACGTATCTGTCTACAACCGCAATCGCCTCTTTCAATTTCTCGCATTGTTGGCACCCTACATTCCCGCATGGCACACCTTCTTCTGCTATAGCATTTTTGACACCGACCCACATCATATCTACGTCGTAGTCTGTGCTTACTTGCCTCACATTTTCCTCCCCCTTATAAAATCGTAGATTTATATAGTTGTGTAGATTGGCACATTCTCACCCTCTGTGGCGTCGATATGCCCTAACAGATAAACAACCTCTCCCAAACTGTATTCTACGATATAAATATCTCTGCTCTGTTGCCCGCCGATGTAAACGGTGAATATGAAGTTATAGCATCCATCATCGTGGCACTCTATACGGACTTTTGATCCATTTGCTGCCGGTATACCGACATCTCTAACATCCGTCTTGTCAACCTCCTTGACTACGCTGATATCCATAACTCCTGAGTTGTTTTTTATCCTAAATTTATCTCCAACCTTCATGTACTCTCCTTATCAAATTAGCGTTTTATTCCGAGCGCCTTAGCGATGTCGTAGGGTTCGTGATCGAGCCAGGATACGAGACCAGATACAGATGTAACAAAATCTGTAATATCTATGAACTCATCACTTTCCCACGTTGTCCACTCGCACCCGTCTTTTTTCTGTGGCTTTGCCTTATAGCAGAAAATAGTGCCAGACGCGTCTTTCGCCAACCACTGCCCGCCAATCGCCCAAAGCGCCTTCAAATGCTCAATCTGGTTATCCGTCAGCGGCTGGGGAATGTGGATGATGTTGTCTGGAGCAAGATAGAGTATTTCGTACACCGTCGGCAATTTAGCCTCTCGCCAGTTGTCCTCATGAGCGAACTTAGTTTCTAAATACTCTCTGTTCCCATCACAAGTGACAACCCTGAAAATAGACGAAAATCCCCTAACCTTAAACTCCTCGCCTACCTTAACTCCCAACACCTTACTTACTTCCATTTATCCACTCCTTACCAAACCATCAATTTATCGCTGTTCTTCATAGTATTTCGGAAGTTGTGTCCAATGGGTAAATCCATTATCAGATACCGTATGGTAAACCCCATCAACTTCTACTTCCCAACGGTTAAATTCGCGCCTTCCGAACAAGTAGCCGCCAGTATCTTTATGATAGCAAATGACCCGTGTTCCAATTGCTGGATATTCGCTCGATTTGCGCCACTCGTATGGACCTGGCTGATACAGTTTATTTGCAGCAGCCCTGAGAGCGTCCGCAAGCAAGTGATTTGTGTTTGCTACAATTGCGCCCATTCTTCCCCCTTATTCCCAAGCGTCGCCGTAAGGCACTACCTCTTCGGTTTCCTCGCCAAGCATGTCGAAGTCGTCGCCGTCATCCTCTGTGATGATAGGAACGTATTCATTAATCTTCCGCCTACTGTCGTCCAACATTTCTTTGATCTCCAACTTCAATCCCTCCCAATCAATACTGCCCGCCCGTTCGATTCCGTCAAGTAATTCAGGTTCGTTCTTCTTAAACCTTATCACGCAATTTCCTCCAGTCACATCAGTTCTATCGAACCCTAAGCGCTTTGCCCCATATGACCCCCGTAAACCATGTTCCCGATGTTGTTTAAACATACACTAATCTTGGTTATTAAATCCGCAATCTTATCAGTTTCTTTTTTCGTTGCGCTTCCAGACATTTCAGAATCAGAAACGCCGCTTACCACGGACAACACGCCCATCAGCGAGTGTGTGATTTGCGCTACTGTCGTGCCGTTTTCTTTCAACCTACTCAGCTCGTTTTGCGTCTGTTCAAGCTGTGCCTTTACATTATCATACAAACTCCCGCGCTTCTTGGCTTCGGCAAGTTCCTTCTTGGCTTCCTTGAGTTCTCGCTGCGAAAGCGTTAACTCCGAAAGCGATCTCATAGCCTCTGCCTTCATGCGCTCTTTTTCTTCCACAATGCGAAGGTAGTCGTCATTGTTGCCTGTTGACAGTTCTTGGAAATCCTTGATTTTTGTTTCGCATGTTTGTATCGCTTCAATATACTGCGCAATCTGTGTCTCTGTAAACTTCTTGACGCTATCGTCGTTCTCTGACAGATATTCAAGCAACTCAGCCTTTTCTTGCGATGTTAAACCAACGATGAATTTGGCCGCCGCTGTTGGCGTAATCTTTCCGCTGTCCACCATGTTCTGAAACTCTACCGGGAGATCAGCCAGATTGCGGATGATTCGCATGTTTCTTGCGGACATATTAAGGTCTGCCGCCAACTGATCCTGTGTCTTATGAGCGGAAATTATTTCCTGTCTACCCCACCCGTTGTTCCCATGCTTGATACCATAACAACGTTCAAGCGCTTGGATGCGGCGGGACATTTTAATGACGCTGCCGCCAATACTTCCCCTCTGCTGGATGTTCGTTTCAATCAGGCAGGTGAGAATAGTGTCGTCGTCTTTGAACTCTCTCTCTTCAACTTCAATCTCTTTAATGCCAAGTTCGATGCAAGCCCTGATCCGCTCGTGCCCACTGACAACAAGGTTCTCTGGCGTAACGATAGGGGCTTCAAACAGTCCGTTTTTCGCAATAGACTCCTTGAAGTCCCCCCACTTACTTTCTTCCATCCTGTCGAAGAAGTAATCGTTTTTAGGATGTGATACTAACTCTTTCGGATTGACTATCTTCCTCATCGTATCTCCCCCTACAAAATAGAAATGGAAAGTTTTGTAACTCTCCATTCCATTATACCCATATATCCCGCCGTGTCAACACCGCAATTATTGATTTTTTTATTTCTTTGATTAACTCCTTGTATTGATGCTCTCTATATTGCACACTATCAACACATTATGTAAATGCGCACCAAATTCCGCTTTTACTACATTCAAAATTCCAACCCGATTGGGTATAATTGGTGCCATTTTCTACCATATTATACCCTTTCGGGCGTACCAAATCTGAATTTTGCTAAGGACATTAATGTCCGCATCAAACTTTGGATTAATTAGCATTGCTATTCGTAATAGTCACGCAATGTTGAGTATTACAGGCTGTAAATCTTCAGCCCCTACCCCGTCTGAAAAAGCATTCGGGGATACCTTTTTAATAATCTGACAAGCAGCGTTTACGTCAGCATTCACAAACCCGCCTGACCACTTGAACAGCCCACGCTTGACACGCCTTGACTTGTCATAGTTTTCTTTCACAGGTTGTTCGCTGTCTAATACGCTTGTCCCGCTTGTATATGCTTCTTCTGTGGAGATAAACCTTATCCCCGCATCCTGGCATTTGTACGCAAACTGATTAACGAGCATGTCATAGGGGACAGATGAAAACCGCTGATTGTTCTGCTTGCCCGTGTTTATCTCTTGCTTCCATCCCTTGTTAAGCCCGCATACAAGCGTGTCGATGTGGTTTGCTACGCAGTAGTC